GACGCGATCGCGGCCTCGGGGCCATCATTCCCGAGCGCGAGGAGGGCGCGCTCCTTGGCGGCCTGGAGATAGTCTTGGCTCATGCCGCCGCTGCCGCGATTCGATCGCCAATCGTCACTTTGCTGCCCGGCGCTATGGGTGCGTCGAGGGACAGGGCGCCGTATGTGCCGAAGAGCCGCCAATGCCGACGGGTCACCTCTTTCGCCGCCTTCGGCAGGTCCAAGAGGCTGACTTCTCCCTCCAGCACGGCCAGAACCAGGTCGCCGATGATGTCGCCCCGCGTTTCCGCATTGAGCGTGCTCGGGACGACCGCCGCGGCCGCGGCATAGAGCTCGTTGCGCAGGAGCTCGGCATTGAGACGCTCCCCCAAGGGGCGCACTCGGTCGCGGCGCGCTTCGGCGAGCCGGTCTTGGCGAGCCTTGCGGCGCATTGCGGCCCGCGTGGCGATGGCGGCGAGCATCCGGCGGTTGAAGGCCGGGTTCCGCCGCAAAGCGATCAGCCGCAGGCGGGACTCGATCCTGCGCTGACGCTCCCGGCGCAGATCGTGGATGATTGCGTCGAGACGAGCCCTGAACGCGGGGTCCCGGCTGCGCCGCTGATAGACGGCCGACTCCGACGGCATTCCCTCCTTGGTGGCCAGCGCCGCTACTCCCGCGGTCGGCAGCAGGATGAGGAACCTGTCCCAAGCCGCCTCGGTGATGCGCTTGCGGCCGCTATTGCTTAGGCGGCGTCCGCTCATGGTTTCCGTGGCGCGGTGATCAAAGTCAGCATCGCGCAACCGCTTTTTGCGGAAGGCGGCTGAGGATGGCATTCCCGGCAGCTTCGAGATCTCGACCGGGCTCAGCGTCGCGAGGTGACCCAGATAGGCTTCCCACGTCGCCTGCGTCGTTCTGAAGCCGGGGCTTCGCCCGCGATCGCCGACGTGCCGTCCCATCTTCGAAAGGCGCTATCGCCGCGGCAGCGACGGCGCCAAGCGCGGCGGCCCGAACCCGTCGAGCGTGCGGCCGTCGGCCTGCACCTGTTCGATCTCTGCTTCGGCGAGGAGAAGGTGGCCTGAAATCTTGAGCGCCGACGCGCGCAGCGCCCCTTCGTGATCGATTGCGCGGCTGTCGAGCTCCATGCGGATCGCCCGGATGAGCTCGCCGATTCGCCAGCCGGCGGGATTGTCAGCGCATTTCAAGAGCTTGCCGACGTGCATAGGCGCCACAGTACTCCCCGAGAGTTAACGCCGGGTCACCACGAAATGGCGCAAGCGCTTAGAAAAGGCGGGGTTTTGGGCGGCTAAGACTTCGCGCTCTCGGCCTCGATGCGGGCGATCTCGGCGGCCACGTCCGGGTCGTCCGGCGAGCGCAATTTGAAGCGCGCGGTCTCGTGAAGAACGCGGTCGATCCGATAGGGATCATGCGCGTGCTGCGGCGGCTCGGGAGCCACCTCTTTGGGCGGCGGCGTGTAGTTCAGGCTGATCGCCAGCGCACGGAAGCGCTCGGCGATCTTTTGCCGCTGTTCCTCGTTCAATTCTTCCGTCGATTCGGGAGCGGACTGAAGCCGCGACAGGCGCTCGGCCGCGATCATTTTTGCGCGCAAATTTCGCCGCTCCGAGAGCGCCTTTTCGATCGGCGCGCGGAGATCGGCCGGCTGCGGAAAATCGTAATAACCGCGGTGCGAAAGGCGAATGGACTTGAGCGCTTCCGCGACCAGGTCGGCCGGGACGTCGGCCAGCGCCTCCAGGTAAAAGCGTGCGATTTTCGGCCAGTGCGCCGGCAGCTTCAGCAGCGAGAATGTCTCGTCGATCGCGACGGCAAGACGCTTCTCGTCGACCGGCGCGATGCTTGCCGAGGCGGCTTCGATAGCCGCGGGCAGGCCCGCTTTGACCTCAGGCGGCAGAGGCTGCGTCGGGTCCCATGAGGTCAGAAAGTCCCTGAGCGAGGCCGGCACGTCGGAAGGCTTCCTCGCCGTCAGCGCCGTTCCCGTCGATCGTGGCACGATTGACCGCTCGTCCATTGGCCCCTCCCTTCGCGTTGATGCACCAATTGATCCAGGTCGCGTGCCAGTCCACCTTGCGGCCGCGCTGGCCGGCCGCCGATCGCCAATAATTGACGAAGGTCACGGCCTCGAGATCGAGGTCGATCTCGGGGAGGTGGTGCTTTTTCCGGGTAGCGTAGCCCTCGCCGACCCACTCGTCGGGAACGGTAAAATCATCCCTCAGCCTGGAGCCGCGGGGCGCGCCAGCGCCTCTCTCCTCCCGAAGGGAGGAATCTGATAGTTCTGGTTCTAACTCTAATATGTCGTCGGATTCGCGCGTTTTTTGCGCCTGTTTTTTTGCATTTTTTTCGCGATTTTTTATGCCTGATTCGTCGTCTTTCAATGCCTTATTGAGGGCCTTCGCACGCTCCGCCTCGACACGTTTTTGCACGAGCTTTCCGCCGATCGGCGCGCCGCTTTCATCGGTCTCGAAGAACTCGATAAGGACCGGCTTGAGCTTCTTCAGCCATCGGCCCGGCGTGCACCGGAGGAGGCGCGCGATGCGCTTCGTGTCATCGACGAGCGCCCGGCGCTTCTTCCAATTGAAGAAGATGAGCCGCACATAGGCGCCGAATTCTTCATTGGTCAGGTCCTCGGTGTCGGCCAGGAAATCGGCGACGTAGGTGTTCATGTAAGGCACGGCGCTCATGATCTACCCCCTTGATGCCTCTTTGCTTGAACCGAAAGAGCGCGCCTGCCAATATCGTCTTCCCAAATAGCACTCCTCATCACGAGCGGCGCCGCGGAACCCCTCCCCGGCGCCGTTTCTCGTCAGGGCGGCCGTTCGAGCGCGAAGAGCGGCGCCGACTCGACCGCCGGCCTCGCGCGGGTGCGCGGACGCTCGAGGACCGCCAGCGGCTCGACAACGATGACGACCTCGGGCTTCTCGCTGTAGACCTTGGCGATCGAGACGGCGACGATCTGCCGGTCATCGCGCCAGATGACCTCGTTGAAGGCATCGCCGATCGCTTTCAGGATGTTGTCGGCATCGATGTTGGCGGTGGCCCATTCGCGGCCCTCGCGCGCCGCTTTCTGCCGCCATAGCGGCCAGCTCTGCGGGATCGGGAACGCCGCCGTTACTTCGACGCGGCAGGGATTGTCGAAAGGCGGCCGATTGCCCATCGCCTCCTGGCCCGCGTAGCGCAGCGCCGCCTCGTATTTGCGCGTCTCCGCGGGCGTGTAGGCCCGGCCGGTGGCGCGGACGAAGCGCGGACGCTGCTTGCGCTCGGGCGCGCCGGAGAAGCGGATGATGATGGGATCGCTCATGCCGAAAGCCTCTCCGTCGTCTCGCCGATCCTGAGATAGGCGGCCCATGGGCGTGGCGGCGGCATCGTCGTTTTGCCGGCATGCGGCCCGGCCATGATCTTGGCGACGCGCCAGTTCTTGGCATGCACATAGATCATGATGCGGCCCGACCGGCAGAGCTCGCGCGTGAGCCGCACAGGCTCGCCACCGTGTCCCGCGGCGACGAGGTGCGCCCGGATCTCGTCGCGCGTCGGGCAGCGCGCGCCCTTGGCCGCGGCCTCCTCGATCAGCGCGAAAACGGCTTCGAGCTGGGGGCCGTGCCAGGATTTGATGCTCACAGGTTCACCCCGCTCCGCTTGGGCTCGATCCAGCCCGGCCCCTGCGCCCGCGTGTAGCAGCGCGCGTGATGCGCCTCGCAATAGGCCGAGTTGGGCTGCGCCGGCTTGCCGCAATAGATCGCCTCGCCCTTCGCCATCACCTCGCGCGGGTCGCCGGCGATGAAGCGGCAGCCGCCTTGCGGCCGGGGTGCGGCGAAGCCCGGCTTGATGCCGAGCGAGCGCTTCGTCGCGCGATTGAGGTATTGCGCTTGCGCGGTCGCGGCGGCGCGCGTCTTCACGCTCATCGCCAGCGCCTCCGTCGCGCGTCATAGATCTCCTGGCCGATGCAGGCACCGATGAAGCCGAAGAGGAGCACGCCGAAGATGCCGGCAAGCATCGCCGTGACCGTGCTGCCCGCCCACGAGACCAAGGCCGCGATGCCATAGCAGAGCGCCGCAACGAAGGCCGGGAAGCCCACGGCGCCGAGCGCGATGTAGAGGGCGCGGGTCATTCCGTGGCCTCGACTATGCGATCGAAGAGACCTTCGCTCGCGCGGTCGGTCCAGTCGAGATAGCGTGCGGCCTGCCGGAAATAGCTCTCCTTGAGCTCGACGCCGATGAAGCGGCGCTTGAGCCGCAACGCCGCAACGCCCTCGGAGCCGATTCCCATGAAAGGCGAGAGAACCGTATCGCCGGGATTGGACCAGAGCGCGATGGCGCGGCGCGTTAAGTCGAGGGGCATCGGGCAGATGTGCTTCTCATCACCTGGCGCGCGCGCCGCATCGGCGTTGAGCACGTCCGTCTCGCGCGTCGTCATCCAGACGGGCGACGCCCATTCCTGCCACTGCGGCAGCGGAAATTCTTCGGGCGCGTGCGTCACGGGCTCGACCGCCTCGCCCTCCGCCGCCCACTTGCGGAAGACGACGAGATATTCGGGCAAGCCTTGCCGGCTGAAGGACGAGTCGGCGCGAAGCTGCTTATAGAGGAGGCCGTGCGCCTTCGTCTTCGTCATCTCGCGCACCGGGCAGCGCCAGATGGTCACGCGGCTGTGGAAGTCGAAGCCCGCCTCGGTGTGAGCGCGGATCAAATCGCCGGGGAAGTCGCGCAAGCCGGCAGTGCCGCGCTGCGTCCGGTAGTAGACGAGATCCTTGCAGTGGACAGCGACGAGGCGGCCCGGCTTTGTCACACGGTAGATCTCGCGGACGAGAAAGCGGTAATGCGCGATGAACTCCTCGTCCGACGCGCAATTGCCCATGTCCGCGACGCTGTCGTTGTAGATGTAGAGCCCGGAGAAGGGCGGGCTGTAGACGCTGAAGCCGATGGACGCGTCGGGAAACTGGCGCACGATATCGACGCAGTCGCCCCAATAGGCGGCAAAGCGGCTGCCATGCGCCTCGCCCAGGCAGCGGATCACGCGATCCATTGCGGCAGCCTCCCCTCGTGGCGCGGCTCATAGGGGCGCTTCAGCGCCGCGGCTTGCTCTCGCGCCCGGCGCATTGCCGCCGACATCGCCGCCTTCATGCGCGCATGGTCCTCGGCCTTGCGGTCGATGACGCGGCCGATCTGCTCCTCGCCCTCGGCGACGATGAGATGGATTTTGACGGCGCGCTTCTGCCCAAAGCGCCAGCAGCGGCGCACCGCCTGATACCAATCCTCGTAGCTGAAGGACCGGCCGACGAAGATCATGCGCGCGGCGTGTTGCCAGTTGAGGCCCATGCCCGCCACAGATGGCTTGGTGATGATCGCCTTGGCCTCGCCGGCGGCGAAGGCTTGGAGGCGCTCTTCCTTGATCTCGACCGAATGCGAGCCGCGGACCTCGACGGCATCGGGGAGACGCGTGATCAGCGCATCGGCCTCGTAGTTCGTATCTGCCCAGATTACCCATGCTTCACGAGGCTCGGCCGAGACAATCTCGGCCGCGGCATCGGCGCGCGCTTCGCTCGTATGGCGCTTCAGGTCGTGGATATTCGTGGCGGAGAGATCGCGCACGAAGAGCGAGCCTGCGGGCGCGCGAACGTCGCCTTGTGCGCGATGGCGGATGATCTCGAGCGGCGGCAGCATGAAATCCTTGCCGTCGAATCCCAAATCATCGGGAGAGGCCGCCATGCGCGCCCACGACGCCATCCAATCCCAGAAGCTTTGTTGCGCGTGGCCTTTGAGGCGATAGCGGCCCATCTGCGTCTGATCGGCGATGAACCAGCGCATCAGCATCTCGTTGGATGGCATGACGCCCAGGAATTCGGCGTGCTGGCCCAACTCCATGTGATCGTTGGGCGCGGGCGTCGCCGTGCAGGCGAGGCGGAAGCGATGACCGCGGAAGGCTTCGATGAGCGCCCTCGTCGTCTTGCCCGTGAAGCTCTTCAGGATCGAGCTCTCGTCGAGCGCCACCGCGCCGAAAGCGCCGGGGTCGAGCCTGCCCAATCGGTCGTAGTTGCAGATATTGATGCCGTCGCGCGCGTCCCCTTGCTCGCGGATGGCGCGCGCCTCACGTCCCCAGCGCTTAGCCTCGGCCTCGATCTGGCGGGCGACGGCAAGCGGCGTCAGGATGAGCGCGCGGTCGTTCGTGGCTTCCGCCGCCGCCTGGCAGAACTCGATCTCGCACGCCGTCTTGCCGAGGCCGGTATCGTAGAAGATGCCGGCCGATCCGCAGCGCAGCGCAAAGCGGATTGCGTGCTCCTGATGCGGGAAGAGGCCCGAAGCGACGGCCACCCGCTCGACGCGATCGGCGGCAAGACCTCGCGCGAGGGCGCGCGGCTCCTTCGACGCAATGAATTCCGCGTAATCCCTCATCCCACGATCCCCAGCCACGCCGCCGCGATGATCGACACCATCTCGTCCCGCGACGCCGCCCTCCGCGGCTCGACGCCGAACTCGGCGAAGATGTCCTCGTTGCCGACGCCCTCGCGCCGCCACTGCGCGAGCTGCTCCAGCGCGACGGCGAAGGCTTCCGACATGCGGCCTAGCGGCAAGGGCGGCGGGGATAAGCCGGGCGTGCGAAAGGTTCTCATGCCGCATCGCCCTCCCGCGCCGCGAGCTGGACGAGCCGCATCGAGATCGTGTTG